GACTAACGCCTCATCTTCTGTTTCAAAACGTCCGTGCTTTGTATCCAAGCCAACACGATTTGCGTTGATCACCCAATGGCCACGCTTTTCCCAAAACTTTACCGGTAAATCCTTCATGACCTTGCTCCCATTTGATATCTGAATTCTGATATATTGACATAAAAAGTCAAATAGCGCAAACAAATCTGGGACAAAGCTGGGACAAAACAAAAAAACAGCCCCCAGCCGGTTAAGGCCGAGGGCTTGTTTTTGAAGCTATGCTTGGGATAGGGGTGGTGGAGCCAGACGGGATCGAACCGACGACCTCCTGCTTGCAAAGCACGATTTTAGCGGTTTTTAACCAAAAAAATTGGCTGTTTTTGGGGTGCTTTGGTTGTCTATGGTAACCGTTGGTAGCCAGAAAACTGGGACAAAGTTGGGACAGATTACGCCCGTGCTTTGCGCTTGTTTTTAGCGGCTGCTTTTTTGGCCGCTGCCACCCCTTTCTTTGTGTAAGGGTATTTTTTGCCTCGCACGTTTGGCATCGCTTTGCTCCTTATCGACGTGATTTTTTGCCAGCGCATTTCCAGCGCTTGCGTGACAGGCGCAACGGGCTGTTTGGATTGCGTGCGGCCTTTGGGTGCTTCTTCATCTGACCGGCTGACCGGGCGCAATAACTGTCACCCTTGCTAGTGCCAGGGCGCACCCGTGGGCCGCCACCTTTTGCCTTACCAGCTTGGCCGTAACTGACGCGCTTACCTGTGGCAGTGACCTTGACCTTGGCCTTGCCCTTGGCTGGCGCTCTTCTAGCCATCCAACAGCCCCTTGCGATAACCGTTCTCGCGGTCATAGGTCAGCAACTCTTTGCGCGGCTCATGCACATAGCTGCAATGTATCCAGCCGGTGTTGCCGCCGGTAAAACACTCAAGGATCAACTGATCAAATTCGCAGTTGTCAGCGATCCACTGTGCGACCTCCATGTTGCTCACACCCGGCACCTCAAAGTCTGCGGCTTGGCCCTTGGTGTGCTGGCTTGTGATCTTGCTGCCGATGGCCGCGCACAACTCTGGGCTGCGGTATCCGCTGGTGATTGTCACAGGACGATCAAAGTGATCCCGCACAGGCTGTAGGACTTTTTGACAAAGCAAAATCAGAGGATCGAGTTTGTCCGGCGTCGGCGTGTTGTCGATGCCCCGTCGCAAAGCCGTCTGGCTTTTGGTCATCTCGCCAAGCGAAAAGTTTTTGGTCAGTTTCATTTCTTTGCCTTCACCTTGCCAACAACGCCTTCAAGCATCCCGCCGCCAAAGTAAAACGCGAGGATGGTCAGCATGGCCTCGCCCAAGTAGAAATCATCAATGACTTGTTTGATGTCGGGGATGTTTGTTTCGCCCATCAGCGTCATCACCAGCACGAGCGCAAACGATGCCAAGAACGTAGCTGTGAACATTAAGGCGAGGTATCTCTGGGCCACCTTAAAGGGTGCATATGCGGCCATCGTGTCTATCTTGGCCTGCGCCTTTACGCGCTCCATTTCTTCATCAGAACTGTGGACATCATCAATTAAGTCCATGCCCTTTTTAATGACATCCCCGTTGCCAAGGATGCTTGCCAAAACTCCAAGCATTATTTTTTGTCTCCCATTTGCGTGAAGCCCATGTAGGCACCCACCACACCAGACAAGCTGATATAGAGCAGTGGGCTGACCTCACTTAGTAGTTTGATGCGTGCGTCTGGAATGAACGGCATGAACAGCAGAACGGTGTAAACGCCCATGCCCATAAGTGCGAACCTAGCTAGGCGTAGCTGTGCCAAGTGCTTGCGGCTCTTGTCTTCTGTCTCACGGATTTCACGGGCGCGTTCAATCTCTGCGTCCGTGACTACGCCATCATTATCAAGATCGTAGCGTTCAAACTCGCTCGACCTCTCCAGCTTTTTCTGGGCCACTTTTTATCTGATATTAGGATTGACAGTGACGCGGCGCGTGTCACCTATTTCACTTTGTCCAGCAGAGCTAAACAATCCACCCGTCAAGCCAGCAGGAACGCTGCGCTGATCAATGCCGCCTGATGCCATCACTTGCGCCCTGCCAGCCCGATATGTGCTGACAGGTAATGCAACAAGTCTATTTGCAACAGCGGCAAGCTGTGGCCCAAAAACTTGCTCCATGTTGCGAATGATGGGTGCAGCACTGCCACTAAAGTTCTTTGCGCCAGGGACTGCTGTTGTTGCCAACTCTGCCACGTTAGCAAACTGATTAAGCAACGCTTGATCTTCTTTGGTGAAAAGTGCGTTGAACAGTTCTGGCGTCCGGCGTTTTAGATTAGTCAGCGCTGTTTTGAAACCAGCACCAGAAAACGTCTTAACCCCAGCCTCTCCAGCAGCAACTTTTTCAGCTTGCTCAACCAGCCTTAGGAAAGCGCCTTGCTTTAGCTTGTTAAAAGCCACGGGGCTAAGTGTTTCACGCAATTTTCTGACCGTGCCTGCTGCACCAGTTTTTCCAGCACCTGACAGAGTGAACAGTAGATTGAACTGCTCACTTGGTTCCAGAGTGCTTTGCGGGTCAACAATTTTAGCGATAACCGCATCATCACTGAACTTTTCGCGGAACAGTTTATTTTTTCTCCGCGCAACTAGCCACGGTTTAAAAGCATCCGCGTCACCCACTGTCACTAAGTCATCAAGCAATCCATCAACAAACTTATCGTATTCAGAGATGACAGCGCGAACTCCGGCAGCACGCTCACCAACCGCTGACCTTGTTGCCCTTTGCCGCCAAGATTCCAAATCATTGACGGTGACATTTCTCTTGCTGATTACTTTGTCTAAATCCTTCAGAGCATTAGCAGCATCTGGGAAATTTTCCAGCGTAAACCTATCGCTAATCACTGATCTGATGCCGCCCAATTCAGCCTTTAAAACGCTGGGGTCTAAATTTGTAAATTTACCACGCCGCCTTGCTGCGGAATACAATCTATCAACGCTGTTCTTGGCAGCGGTATATTTAACAGAAAGTTCACCGCCCACATCTATCATTGCATCCGTGGGGCTGGTCACTGCCGTGCCGGTTGGCGCTATTTCTTCAGCTATTAGCGGCACGTTTTCAGCTAACTGCTCCTGCTGGCGCACCCTTGTTCCTGACATGATTCTGCCAGCAGTGTCATCCCTAGCCAAAATTTCGTCTTCAGCAGACTGCGCGGCTCGTGTCCGCGTAACATCACCTTGAGTTAGCCGAACAGGTTGCGGCAGTGTTTCTGCTGCTGCCATTCGCGCAGCCTGTGCTGGGTCGGTGGCTGTTTGTGCAAGTTGGTTAAACTGTTGCAAAAAAGCGGGTGTGACTTCATCTGGGTCCAAGCCTGCATTAGTGAGAGCCTCGCGCCCTTTTTGTGTAACGCCACCATTTGTAACAAACTCTTTATTACCGATGAATTTGCGAAAGAAAGGCGCAACAAGTTCGCCAGCTAATTCACCGCCGATACCAAACGCAGTAGCAATCAACGCAGATTGTGGGTCAAGACCTCGCGCTGAACCAGCTTGGCCAGCGGCTAAATCTTGTGCAACTGACCCAGCACCAGCGCCTGCGCCTGTGCCGACTACTTGCCCAGCCTTACCACCAAATTTTCGGCCCAACCTACCGCCAAGCCTTGCAAAATATAACTCGCTCAAGGCTGTAGTCATAAAATCATCAACGTCTTGTGGGCTTGCACCCGGTTTGTTTAGATAATAGTCACCAGCCGTAATCTTGAACCGTTTGGCAAAGCTGTCATCTAAAGTGACGATTGCGTTGCCAAACTTGTCTAAACGGGCTGGGACATTACCGAATGTTTGCCGGAAAATATCTGTTTTCCGCAGATCATCACGGCCTAGTGATAGCCTTGTGCCAACTTGACCGCTGCCTGGTATAATAGCTGTCCTTAGACTAGCTGGTATTTCTTCTATGTCTGGAAATTCTGTGGTGGCTTCACCTGTGACAATGTTTTTTGCGCCTTTACCAACAGACGCCAAAAACTCAGTCGCAGCGGCAGTCATGTCGCCAATGAAAGTATTTTTTGCAGGGATCGTCCCCCGTTTTACAAGTTCATCGAACTTCGCTTGCTTGGTCGGCTCTAGGGTGCCTGCATATCCTGCTTTTAAAGTTTCAGGTGGAATAATTTGAGTTTGTTCAGCCATCAAAGCAGTCCCCCGATCAAGTCTGCATCAGTAGAATTGGTGATCGCCGGATCAACGGTGCTTGAGCCTGGAGTCAAGATTTCTTCACCGCCTACAACATCAGCATTTTGTGTTGGCGTGTTTGCCCCACCTGTTGGCAGTGGTGCCATAATCTTGTTGTAGAACGGAAAGTAATCGCGGCTTGTGAAGCCCAAGGGCTTCAATCTTTGATCAAGCATTGGGAACAATTTTTGCAGCGAGTCTTGCCGCTTGACAACAAGACCGCGCATTGTGTTCACGATTTCCTGTCTTGTTTCAGGGGCAAGCAAACCGCTTTTTAAACCCTGCCGCAGTCTTTGAGCAAATTGCTGCCCTAGTGAGGCGCTTGTCTGGGCCAACATAGCCTCTTGATCCGTAACCCTACCGCCTGGATCAAGGGCCGAGAAAAACTTATAAATTAAGCCAGCATCTGATGCGCCACTTGAATCTTGCGCCAAATCAGTTGCCTCTCGGTAAGCAGTTGAGGCTAATTCAAATTTCTTTTCTTCTTCTCTTGGCGTTTTTGTCAACTTTTCGCCCCGCGCGAATGCTTGATCAGAACCCGGCATAATTTGCAGTTGCCCTTGATCATTAAAGCTAAAACCACTAGGCGCATCAGGCGGGTTGCCAAGCCGATAACCTTGCGTTTCTAGCTGGGCTTGTTCTTCGCCGCCCGGTGTAACTAATTTTACATCACGGGTTTGGGGATCAAACATGGAAACCGGCGCTTTTGGTTGTCTTGATGCGGCAGCCACTGCTAATTGGCCTTCTAATCCGGCCCCGGCTGTCAAAGCTGCAAGTGGATCAAAATCGGATAAAGCTTCCAGCGTTGGTGTTGCACTCAAATTAAGTCCACTCAAAGCTGACTGAACGTTTGTCTCAAACGCCTTTTCACGCTCAACTTGTGCATCACCAGCCTTGCGCTGAAGATACGCGCCCACCAGTGCGCTAGACAGCCTGCCAAGCCCTTGTAGGGGCGTTCTGACCGGCGCAGCGCTTGCACCCTGCTGCATTAGCGCTTGGCCAAGGATGCGGCGTGGATCGGACTGGAATGACTGATTTAGTTGCTGGTAGCGCATCGATGGGCGTGCATTGCCCAGCCCAAGCATTTGTCTAGGATTAAGTGCCATCAATCACCCCTATGAAAGCAAGTAAGCTGAACCAAGATTGCCAGCCAAGCCGAACAAGCCGCCAAGGTCCGCAGACCTTGATGCCATCGCTTGGTTATAAGCGTTTTGCTGGGCTGCCATTTGCGCTGCAAACGCGCCCTGCGTATCGATCCCGCCGGGTGCAAAGAAACTGCCTTGTTGGATTTGTGGGCCACCCAGCAACGCTGCTAGTTCATTAAAGTTCTGACCGCGCAACGCTGTGCGTTCTGCGATCTGGCGTTGGCGTGCCTGATTGGCAATCTGGTTGCTAAGAAGCTGGTCAGCCACTTGCTGCTGCCTAGCTGCATTAGCAAGCTGCGTGTTAGCAGCCGCCTGACCAAAGCCTTGGCCTTGCGCCGCCAGTCCAAATTCACCGCTGGCCGCACGTTCACCAAACTGCTGCGCCCGGATGTTGCGTGCTTGATTGACCAGCCGGTCAGATTCCTGCCCAGCCGCCAGTGTGGCCTGCTGTGCCAGCCGACCAAGCTGCTCACCTTGCTGGCTTTCCAAACGGTTCACAGCATCGTCATAGCCCTGTGACGTAATCGGAATACCACGGTCAGCCAGGTTCTGTTCAAGCGCCTCGCGCTGCCGCGTGAATTCTGGCTGTAGCAGCCCTAGCTGACGGTTATACAGCGTCTGCTCAATGTTTGACCGGAACGCCTCTGGATCGCTCTGTAGAGCCGTCAGACCGGCAGTATCAATCGCTGTCGGCATAGGCGTGGTGGTGCTGATCTCGCTCTGGAACGCAGGCAGGCCAGTAGTCGGGTCAATGTCCTGTGACTGCTGCACGCCAGCCAGTGTCGGCGCTGTTCTGAACGGGTTCTGGAAATCAGGATCATCAGCAAATATGGGCGATCCATCAGCGTTCTGGCCTATGACTTGTCGGCCTGTGACACGGTTGAACGCCAGGTTGCCTAGCCCCAGCCCGGTGCCTTCAGAGGCCGCACGCATCTGAGCCTGAAACGGTGTCTCTTGTGTGTACGCAGCCGCTTGCCCATCTTCTGGCACTGGACCCTGCACAAACTGTCCACGATCTCCAACAGACCCAAACAGCAGATTGCCATAAGGCGTGAACTGCGTGATGCGGTTCGCGTTGGCTTGCGCGTTGATCAGTTCGTTTGGATCAGGAACTGGCGGTGGTGAAGGCGCTGACTTGCCCATTATTTTGACCCTTTAACCATTTACATTCATCCCTCAACATGCCCCACAAGATGCCATCGTGCGGCCCATGCAGATGCCGCAGCCTGCCCTCTTGTGTGAAGCCAAGCTGCTTATTCATTTTCATTGCCTTTTCGTTAGCCTCACTGCACTGCACCAGAAGACGGTGCGCCCCGACTTGCTTGAAGGGGTATGCAAACAGTGTGTGCAGGACAGACCGAGTTGCCCAGCGCCGGGAGGATGCAGCTATTGACGCCTCGATCTGCCCTTCTCTGAGATCATGGTAAATGGCAGCACAGATGATCTGATCATCACGCTGCACGCCTATCGCTACGCTTGGCCCAAACTGGTCAATGCCAATACGCTCTGCCGCCCATGATTTTAGATAATCGTCTGCACCGAATATCATCCGGTTCAATTCTGGCTGTCCTTTATCGCTTCAAGAACATCATAGACGTTTGGCGGTGGCGGCTGATCCACCGTCCACTGACACAAATATTCGCGTGGCTTCCATTCGCCGCGATTGAAAAACAAAGTTTCCTGCGTGTTGTGAGCGCCGCGATAGACGCAGACCTCTTGTTTTTTGTCTAGCTTCATGCACTTGACTAGGCGGCACGTTGTCAGATCATTTGCCCAATCATTCGACTGTGCTAAAGCGCCTTTGATCCACAAACCCCAAACCACCAAGCCAACCAAACCAGCTAAAATGATTATCACAACGCCAGCGTTGCCAACTTTCTCCATAGTTTGTTGTCTTTGTCGTATGGCTTTTTGCTTTGCTTTCGCTCTGCCGTCTTTTGCTTCCTCGCAAAATTTTTGATAATCGCGCCAGAGGCCGGGCCGACCACTCAAAATCATGATCTGTTTCAATTCCGCTTCTTGCTGTTTAATTTGCTCAAGGGCTAAAAATTCTTGTAACTCGCTGCCCCCAACCCCTCTGGCGCGTTTTTTGTTGCCCTGTCTTTGTAGTTCTTCCTTAGCGCCAATAAAGTCGCCGATCGCCCGACCAGCCTTAATAATGTCGCCAGAATTTTGGACAGTTTGTTTTATGATAGAAAAAGCGGCATTCGCCGCTGCCAATTCTGCCAACATCAATACAGCCTTTCGCCTGAACCCTCCCGTAGTTCTTTTGGCAAGCAATACGCGGTGATCTTCTGCGTGCCAGCGCGGCTATAGCCGTAGTTGCCGTAGACCTTGACGATGCGTTTGGCGTACCACTGGCAGTCCACTAGGCTGCGGAAAATCATTTTGTCTGAATGTAGTTTTTGGTTTTCGCCAAGGCCGATGTAGACCATCAGCACAAAGACGGTGATCACTGACTTACAATGATGCCTATAAGTAAGACGATTGTTGTACCAGCCGACCCAACCATGATGGTTTCGAGGCGCTTGACCCGACTGAGTAATTCAATGAAACGCTCTTGGCTGACGGCTGAAAGCGTGTCCAGTTCAGCTTTGACAGATGTGACTGTGGGCTTGCTCATCAGTCAGCGTCCGCAATGGTCAGGTCACCGGCTGCGACCTGTTTCATTATTTCGGCGCAAAAGCGATTGGCTGGGTCAAGTGGCACAGACCAAACGACGCCATCAATCGTGGCTTTGATGCTTTGATTTTGTCCATCTGTTGCATAATACTTTGCTGATGAAATATTCATGTCTATAACTCCGCATCAAAAATGTAACCGCCGTCACCCAAGTCGAGGACTCCGGGGTTGTTCTGCGAACCGCCAGATGCTGTGGTTGCATCAAAACTCCCGCACAAAGTATTTGCACCTGATGTATTAATGCTTGATACATTCTGTGCAGCAGCACCCGTCTCAAAGCGAGGGGTTCCAGTAACACTTTGGGCTGGTGTGGCTCTCATTGGCGTGTTAAAGGGAAGAATACATCTCGCATTAGTGGCACTGGTTTTGGTGCCAAATCCTACACGGCCATTGCTCACACCTGTAAATCTTTGATGATAGCGTTGACATCTAATAAACTCATCTGCATACGACCGATGCTCAAACGGCGTGGCCTGTTCGCCAAGTTCCCACTGCACTCCTGTTATTTCCCAAGTAGCGTTTGTAGTTGTGGCTACTGCATTTGTGCCATGTCCAAATGCCAGCTTGCCTGTTTCATACCCACCCCAGCTAGTATTATTTACTGAAGTAAAGTTGGAGCCAGCCGCCAAAAACCAATCAATCATAATTGCATTGGTGTTGTCATCTACGATTGCTGCGAGAGTGTTCCCAGCAAAAGTGATTTCTTTCTTTTCCCATGTGTCGGCGGAATTGATTGTATAGGTTGAGCCGATGATGTCGTTGCCGTCCGTCTGGTAAATTGCCACTGCAAAAGTGCCAGTAACAGACGACTTCACATAGAAACTAAGTGTTGTCGAAAGTGCGCTTGATGTGCCGTATTTTAGCTGTTGAAAATCTTGGCCTTCGTAGCGGTTGATGATGTAGTAACTCTCATCTGCGGCTATGGCACTTTCAGCGGTGGTAGTTTGCACTTTCAAAGAATTAGCAAAGCCGGGTAGGTCAGTGACGGAATTTTGCGTCATGGTTACCCGCAATTCATCTTCATTTCCAAAAACTAAAGCGAACCTGTCCGTTGTATAATATCCAGAAGCGTGCAGACTTGTGCTTGACGTACCCCGCTGCGCCACCTGCATCGCACCGTTGATAATCATGTTCCTGTTCGACAACGCCGTCTGCGAACTAATTAGTGCGGCGAGTTCTGCTGCTTTGCTCATGCGAGGTCTCCATATCCAATAACTGACACGGCCCTGTCTGTGTCTGCGTCACTTGAATTTCTTGTCAAGCTACGCATCTGGCTTGCAGTCGTGTACTTGCCAAGAATACCACGGTCTCCCGATGTACTGCTGTTTGTGCCAGCAACAGGACCATTTGCATCGTCTAGTGCAGATGTAAGATTATATCCTGTATCACCCGTGCCGGTGTCTGTCATTGAAGCTACGTTAAACGATGAGATTGTCGCTGGCGTAGCAGCC